AACTATCACACCTCCCTCTCCGCCCTCTGGCGCTGGGCCATCGCCGAAAAGCTCGCCACCGAAAACCCCCTCTCCAACATCCCCCACCCACGCCCCGAAAAACGAGCCATCGAGCCCTTCACCGAAGCCGACCTCCGCTCCCTGGTCAGCGCCTGCGCCCGCAATACCGCCGACCAGGCCCTCCCCGTCGCCGATCGCAACCGCGCCATCCTCCTCCTGCTCCTCGACACCGGCATGCGCGCCTCCGAGCTCGTCGGTCTCCAGTGCAAATCCCTCGACCTCAAAAATCGCCGCCTGCGCGTATTCGGCAAAGGCGCCCAGGAGCGCATCCTCCCCATCTCCCCCCGCACCGCCCAGGCTATCTGGAAATACCTCGCCGCTCGCCCCACCCCTCCCCCCGACGAACCCCTCTTCACCACCCAGGCCGGCGACCCCCTCGACCGTGACCGCCTGCTCAAGACCATCGTCAACCTCGGCAAGCGCGCCGGCGTCCCCAACTGCCACCCCCACCGCTTCCGCCACACCTTCGCCATCATGTTCCTCCGCAACGGTGGCAACGCCTTCACCCTCCAAATGCTCCTCGGCCACTCCTCCCTCGACATCGTCCGCCGCTACCTCGCCATCGCCCAGGCCGACCTCGACGCCAACCACACCCTCGCCTCCCCCGTCAACCATTTGAAACTATAACCAAAAACCCCTCCCGTAGGGGCACGTTGCACGTGCCCCCGGGAGGGGTAGGTGTTCGCACGCGAACCGCATGGTTCTGATAATTACCATTATCGAAACCATACCAACCGGTCGGTATTTGTGCTATAATCTCCTCATCTCAACCCTGCACCGTCGCAGCCGGGAACCTATGCCCGGCCATCTGGTGGAGATTGTGCAGCACGCAGCGCGCTGGCTGGTTCCCGGCGCGTTGCTCACTCTAAACCTATCGCCAATACCCCCACACCTGCAAGCTCAAATCGAACGTCCCCGCCCCGCTCGCCCCGATCTGGTAATAAATATCTCCATCTGCATTGCACGGCACGATCAGTTCCCCCCGTGCCCAGGCATCATTCGCCAGCCCGCTGCATCCCGCCGCCGGCCCCTGGTTCGCCGTGTTATTCGGTGCCAGGATTAAATAGCAGTCGTTCGCCGCGCTCCCGCTGTCCCGGATCGCATACCGCACCAGTACCGCCCCGATCTCTGCCGGCGTCCCGAATACCGCGCTCAGATCGATCAGCGTCTTCGCCGTCGTGCTGAACGCGTCCCCATCATAGCTCGTGCTGGTTAACGGTGCTAATAGCGGCACAAACAGGCTGCTCTCCATTGTCGCCTGGATCTCCGCCTGCCGCTCCAGCTCCTCCGTCCGCTCCTCCAGCTCCTCGATCCACTCCTGCCAGTCAGGCTCGCCCATCCCCATCAATCCTCACCCGTCTCGAACTTCGCATTGATCTCCTCCTGCCCATCGCTCCCCACCGCCACGCTAACCACCCGCACCAGCCCGTCGAACTGGTAGCCCCGGTATTCGCATGTCACCCGGTCGCCCCAGTTCCAGTCGATCCCATACCGCGCCTGCGGGCTGTCCAGCAGTTTCCCCGAAAACGACAGCGTCGGCTTGCTCTCGTTCAGCAGCGCCTGCGCATCGTCCTCCACCGCATCCGCCGTCGTCTCGTTCCGGCTGTCCTTCCAGCCCTCGATCCGCCCCCATGCGCTCGCCCCGCTCCGCGCCGTATCCTCCACCTCCGCCACCGTCCGCCCTTCCTCCACCCCCTGCCCTCCCGCATACACCACCGTCAGCTCGCTGGAGTAGTCCTCCACCAGCCTCGGCTCCGCCAGGTTCCCCCACGCGTGCCCAAAGTACACCGGCGCGCCTGCCTCCGCTGTCCGGTCGATCCCTGGCTGCCCCGTGTGCGTCGTGAACATTACCGTCAGCTTGCCGTCCGATCCAAAACCAGGCTCCAAATCGAAATACAGCTCCGTCCCATTCTGCGAGCTGATCTCTGCGATCTCTTTCAGCACTGCCAGCACGTTCCGCCGGCTGAATGCCTTCGTGATGCTCGGCCCCGCCGCCAGGTCCGCCGCCACGCTCAGCCCGATCCCGCTCCAGTCCCGGTCCGTGTCCGTCGCGCTCGACCCCAGGTTCTCCGCTACGATCGCCTTCATCATGTCGTCCGCCTGGTCTGTCTTCTCAGCCTGCGCGCTGCCCGCTGCATACGCCACGATGCGCCTGGACAGCAGCTGATTGATCCCCGGCCCGCTCACCTCCAGCGTCGCCTGCCCATCCTGGTCGTCGCTCCAGGTGAACCTGCGCGCCATCCCCAGGAACATCAGCCGCAGCGCTCCCCCCTCCGCTGCCCGCCAGAACTCTACCAGCCCGTCGAGCTGGATCATAGTCCTGTCGAAATCCCCCGCCAGCGTCAGCGTAAAGCTCCCGGCGTTATTCGCCGACCGTGTATAGCTGAAATCCACCGCCTCATCCAGCAGCAGCAGCCGATTGCCTCTCTCGTCGTCTAACCAGATCTCATGCCGCGACGCCATCTGCCCCCCAGTGCGTTGTCTGCCATTCCATCCACGCCGTCACCGTCGGCGACCCGGATGTGCTCACAAACGCGCTGATGCTGTTCGATCCTGGCAGCAAGGTGAAATCCGAGAAGTCGCTGTTCCGCAGCAGCGCCCGCCAGACATCCCCGTACATAGAGCTCTTCACCGATCGCTTACCAGGCCTCAAATCGATCGTCAGCAGTTCCCCGCTCTGCAGTGCGTAGTTCAGCCACAATCGCTTCCTCGTGGTCACATTTTCCAGCGTTTCCAGCACTGCCGTCGTGCCTCCTGATCGGTAAACCTTGAGTACTGGATAAGCCTGGCGCGTCCCGCTGTTGGTCGTCGCCGTGGCTGCCTCCGTGATCGCCGATCCGGACGAGTTGAACCCTAGATATAAATCATCGCCATCTGGCAACACTGAAAATACGGTCGCCGAGCCAGGCAAATTGACCGGCAAATGCCCATACGTGGACCCGTTCCAGACTGCAATCCGGTCTGCGATGGTGATGCCGCCCGCCTCTGTGAATATCCCGCTCAGGTAAACCAGCCCCGTTTCCGACACCTTGATCCAGCGCACCTCATTCGCCCCCCCGCTGGTCCCGCTGCCCATCGCCTTCCAGGCCGATCCGTTCCAGCTCGCAATATGCCCGACCGTGATTCCGCCGGCTGTCGTAAAGATTCCGCCCGCATACAGCGTCCCGTCTGGGCCGAAGGCCAGGGTATATACGTAATTGTTCACCTCGCTGCCCAGTGCGCTCCACGCCGACCCATCCCATACTGCGATATAGTTCGCCGCAGAGCCACCCGCAGTCGTGAATTGACCTCCAACGTACACCTCGTTATCCGGACTGATCGCAACCGCATTCGCCTGCGCCCCCACGCCAGGCGTCGCCCCCAGCGCGCTCCATGTACTGCCGTCCCATTTCGCCACCCGGTTAACCGTCGTCCCGCCGGCTGTCGTGAACGCCCCCACCGCGTACAGGTTCCCGCTCTGGTCGAATGCCAGCCCCAACACGTTCCCGTTCATCCCGCTGCCCAGCGCACTCCACGTGCTGCCATTCCATTTCGCAATATTGGCTGCTGCGCCGCCTCCGGCATTCGCAAACGCTCCGCCGACATACAGGTCGCCATTCGGCGCAACTGCGGCACAATAGGCGTAGCTATCCACACCGGGCGTCGCCCCTAGAGCGCTCCACGCCCCATCGCTCCATTTGGCAACGTTGTTGACCGTCACCCCGCCCGCGGTCGTGAAATATCCCACTGCGTAAATCTCGCCGTTGATCCCCTTTACAATCGCATACACAGTCCCGCTGGTTGCCATGCCCGACCCCAGCGCGCTCCAAACACCATCGATCCGTCGTATGATCAGGTCGGCATCCGCCACGCTCTGCGTTGTGCTCAGCGCGATCGCATCGTTGCCCCACTCGTACCAGTTCGGGTCGTACGCGATAAACCGCACCGTGAATTCTTCCAGCCACATCTCCGGGTTCCCCAGCTCCAGCCCGCTGTCATACACCACCCGGATCAGCCCATCCTTCGCGCTGTTCGCCCCGCTGTAGGCCAGCCAGAACGGCTGATCGTCCCGCACCAGGTCCGGTTTCAGCGCGTCCCACAAATCCTTCCGCAGGCTGAACAGGCCTGCGTAGTTGTCGCCCTTGAGCTGGCACACCAGGTCGATCGTCCTGGGCAACGTCCGCCGCCCCTGGAATGTCGCCCCGTCCAGCAGCGCCTGCTCCTGCACCCAGTGCTGCGCCCCCGGCGCGCCGATGCCCATCTCAGCCATCACATTAACCCCATACGTGCTCAGGTTGATAATCGAGCCCCCCGCCCGGCTCTGCCCGTCGCGCGTCGATGTGCTCGCGTGTGGCGTCCCCGTCCACTCGCACCCCTCCTGTGTCCCGTCGATGTACGTCGTCGCCGCCGTGTCTGCCTCGCACTGCAGGCCGTCGCAGTAGAATACCCCCGTGCTGGCGTGGCTGTTCTTCGTGATGTAAATCCGGTACGTCGTCGTCGAGTCGCACGCCCAGCTCACCTCCACCCGCTGCCAGTCGCCCGTCCCGGTAAAGGTCGTTGCCGTGCCCTTCAGCGTCCCCGACGTGTTGGCAAAATAAATCTTATACGCCACCCCCAACACCCCGCGCACCCAGCAGCTCGCCGTGTACGTCGTCCCGCTCGTCAGGCTCACTGTCCCGTAATATACCCCGTCTGTCGTCCCCGCTGTCGGCGTCACCGCCAGGCTGCGCAGCCCGTATTTCCGCTGTGCGCTCGATGTGGCGATGCTCCCCCCCACCGCCGTATAACCCGTCGTCGCCCCCGCCCCACCGACCCCCTCCAGGCTCGGGTTCGTCACCAGGTTCGTCGCCGCCTTCGGCGTAACCACGCTCCAATATCCCATAACTCCTCACTCCCTCCCCTCCCGTTGGGGCGACCGGCTGGTCGCCCTGGCGCACGTGCCCCCTCCCTCCGTAGGGGCGCACTGCGTGCGCCCACGTTGCCCGTGCCCCTGGCCCGGGGTAGGTCTACCCCGCCATCGCCTTCAGTCTCTGGTACCCACCCACGGTCTGGTCACCCTGGCTGTTCGTGTAAATTGTTTGATTAAACTGCCAGTTATTGCTCGTTGTTGTACCCTGCCGCGCCTCCGGCAGCCGGTAATCCAGCGTCGCCATGCTCGTCGCCAGCTCCGGCAGCTGCACCCGGTTCAATTGGTCCAGCGCGTCGATCATCCCCCTGATGCCCAGCTCGAACGGCGTCGGACTGCCCGGCGTCGCCCACGCCGGCAACTGTAAGCTCGACAACGCCGACGCCAGCTTCTGCAGCTTCTGGATGATCCAGTCCAGCATCGACTTCAGTGCGTTGAACGCCCCCACCAGCAGCACCCCAATCAGGTTGGTGAAGAACTGCACCACCGGGATCACCTTCAACGTAATAAAATCGGCAACCTGTTTCAAAATCGGCATGATTTTACCTTGCAAAAACCCCCACAGCACATTCCACATATTCACCAGCCCCTGCACCGCGTTCGTCACTAACACTCCCACCACCTGCGCCACAATCTGAAAAATTGGCACCAGGTAGGTCTGGATAAAGCTCCACACCCTCTGCAAGGCCGGCCACAAAATATTTTGCCAGTATCCCACCAGAACCTGGACTGCCAGCACCACCACTTGCCCGATGATCTGCGACACGAGCTGGAAGATCGGCACCAGGTAGCTCTGGATAAAGCTCCACACCGCCTGGAACGCCGGCATGAGCACGTTCTGCCAGATGTTCACCAGCGTCCGGATATACGCTGTAACCACTACACCGATCACATTCCCCAGCCACTGCAATGCCGGGATGATGTACGTCTGTATCCAATTCCACGCTGCCTGCAGCGCCGGAATCAGATAATCCCGCCATACCGCAATCATCGTCTGGACATACGCCACCACCACCACCCCAATCACATGTCCGAGCCACTGCAGTACCGGGATGATATATGTCTGTATCCATGCCCAGGCAGCCTGCAACGCCGGCAGCAGCACATTCTGCCAGTATGCGCTCAATGCCTGAATCGCTATCGGAATATTCACTTTAAGCCATGTCCAGATATTCTGTAGAATCGGCTGCAGCCAGGCCCACACCGCTTTTAGTTTATCCTGGATGCCTCCCCAGTTGTTCTTCCATGCCAACCACAGCACCGCGATCGCCGCCACCACTGCCCCGATCACCAGCAGTACCGGACCCGAGATCACCCCCACCACCGCTCCGATCACCGGCAGGATCGCCCCGATCGCGCTCACCAGCGAGCCCACGATCATCAGCAGCGGCCCGATCGCCGCCGCCGCCACCCCAATAATGACAATCCATTTCTGCATGCCCGGCGTCAGCGTCCCGAACCACGTCGCCAGCTTCCCGATCCACGCCGCCAGCTGCTGCACGAACGGCAGCATCACCGCCCCGATCGACGCTCCCGCGTTCGTGAACTGCGCCTTCAATATCCGCATCTGGTTCGCCAGCCCCCCGCTCGTCCTGGCAAAATCCCCCTGCGCGTTCTTCGTCTGCTCCATGATCAGCGCATACCTGGCCGTCACCTTGTCCGCCTCCGTCAGCGCATCCGCCGTGTCCGCCAGCCCCAACTCCAGCGCCTTCGCCTCCACCGTCGCCGCGTTCAGTTGCACCCCCAGCGCCCGCAAAGGCTCCACCTCCCCCACCAACCCCGACCGCAGCTTCTCCAGCACCTCCGTCGGGTCCAGGTTGTTAAAGCTGGCCAGGTCAGCCGCCAGTTGCAGCAGCGCCGTGCTCATCTCCGCCGCCGGCCCCTGCGCCATCCCCATCGCCGTGAACAGGTTCCCAAACGTCCCCGCCGCATCCAGCGCCGCCTGGCTGCTCATCCCGAGCTGCGTCGCCGCCGTCTGCGAGAAATTGATCACCTCCTGCGCCGCCGGCCCGAACACCACCTTCACCTTGTTCAGGCTCTCCTCGAAGTCGCTCGCCATCTTCACCGCCGCCCCCCCCGCAATGATCAGCGGCAGCGTCAGCCGCATCGACAGGTTCTTCCCCACCCCCGTCAGCTTATCGCCGAACGCCTCAACCTTCTTCCCCGCCGCCTCCATGTCCTTCGTGAGCTGCGAGGTATCCCCCGTCAGCATCACTTTCAGCGTAGCTAATATCCCAGCCGCCATCCTGTCTCCTTGAACGTTAAACGTTTAACTCTTTCCTGCCCCCGCTCCCACCGCCCAGCTCCGAAACGCCTGGTAAATCTCCTTCGGTGTCTGCGGCTTGCGCTCCCTGTCGAACTGCGGCATGAAATCCTGCGGCTTCAATGCTCTGCCCTTCTTTGGGTCGCGATTGGCGTTCGCCACCGTGCTCGCCACGATCCCCGCCCGCAGGTCATCGCGCTCCTCTCCAAAGGGCTCGAACTGGTAGAACGCCATCCACTCGCTCAGCTCCTGGCTGCTGATCCTGCGCAGCAGCTCCTCCACGGTCATCCCCAGCGCCAGGGCCAGCCGGAAGTAGAACTTCCGCTCTGGCCTCTGCTTCAGTTTTTTGCGATGTCCTCCACAGCTTCCTGCGATAGGCCGCTCACTCGCATCGCCGCCAGCGCCACCCGCTGCAGCGCCAGTGCGCTCTTCTGCCCCAGCGCCTCCACGTCCTTGCTCGTGAACAGCCGCTCGCCCTGCTCGTCCACCGCGCAGATCGCCGTCAGCCTGGCATAGATGTTGCCCCACGCCTGCTCGCTCAGTTCGCCTCCGTTCTTCGACATGCCCGCCCAGCTCTGCTCCAGCCGGTTGCGCTCGGCGCCGCTCATCCCCTGCACCCGCACCGTCCCGCCCCACTCCGGCACCTCCACGTCCTCCACCTGCAGGTCCTGCGCCTCAAGAATCTGTGCCTTCGTCAGCAATCCCATCTCGTATCCTTTCACCTCCACCTCCTCCACCCCACCACTCCCCTCTCCATCGCCGTTCTCGGGTGATCTGTACCCGCCGCGATGGGGAGGGGCCGGGGGTGGGGTAGGAGGGGTAAGGTCTAATCTCTAACCGTTACGTAATCGTCGGCGCACCCGTCGGCTGGAATGTCACCTCCGCCTGGTACACCCCGTCTTGCTCGCTCACACGTCCGATCTTCGTTACGAAGGCCGCGAATGCGATGATCTCCGCCCCATCCGGATCCTGGATACTCATGTTCACCGACGCCTCCGCATTGAAATTCGTCACGATCGCCGTGTGCGTCGCCTGCGCATCATCCCACGCCAGCGTCGCCGTAAACTCATTTAGCTGCCGTTTCCCGGTGCTCACCCAGGTCGCGTACCCGCTCGTCGCATCGTGCCCGGTCGATTCCGCCACCAGCCGCTCCTGCTCCGGAAAATCCGCCTCGAGCACCCCCACGATCGCCGTCAGGCTGCCCGTGTTAATTTTTAACTGCAATCCAAAACCGCCTTGTGCCGCCATATCTTATCTCTCCTTAAACTCGACCTCATCCACCGCCACGCCCCGCCTCGGGACCACCACCACGATCGGCTCCAGCTCCACCGCATGCTTCACCTGCGCGTGCCGCCTCGCCTTCCCTTCCAGTTGCGTGTCGTAATCCGCACACAGCTTGCAGTGCCACCTGCCATCCGCCCTCAACTCGCTCACATCCACCAGCTTCTTCTTAGCTGTCATAGCCTCACCTTAAACCTTAAACTTTGAAACCTGCAAACTTTTATCCCAACGCCACAACCCCGAACTTCACCGACGCGTTGCTCGCCTGGAAATACAGGTATCCATCGCTCTGCTTCCACCCGACCCCCTTGAACGGCCCGAATGCCGCGTACTCGCCCGCTCCCAGGCTGTAGGTCGTGATGTCGCCGGTCCGGTTGTACCCCGGCAGCGCCACGCTCGTGATTGTGATCGTGTACGGCGAAGCGCCCGTGTTGTGTGCGATGATCAGGTCGTTCCCCGTCGCCACTACCTGGTTGTAATTGCTCGTGTCCGCCGCCGTCATCGCCAGGTCAGCCGCGTTCGCCGCGTAGCTCCCGAAGCTCCCTAATGCCGCCAGCGCCGTTAATGTCGTTCTCGCCATATCAACCTCCTACCTCATGTAGGGGCGCAGCAGCTCCATCGCTGCGCCCTTGACCCGTGTAAAGGTCCCTACTCCCTGTACTCAATCTCAAAATCCATCCGCACCGTGAACACCGGGCTCGCCGTCCCATACCCGTCGATCTCGCCACGTCCCAGCGTCCGAAATACCCACACCCCGCCATTGCCCGGCGCCCCGCCGCTGCCCATCTGCCCCGTGAACCCATCCAGCGCCTGCCGGATGGCATTCATCAGGTCTTTGGCCTCGTTGTAGGTCGGCCCCTGCGCCGTGATCTGGATCAGCGCCCTCGCATAGCGCACGACTCCATCGTGCGCCAGCACCCTGTCGCCGGCAATCCGCTGGTACGCCCAGGCCGGCAGTGAGACGTCCTGGGGAATCGTCAGCGGGTAGCCGCGTGTGCTCGCCAGCAGCGCCACGCTCGCCTCCGTGCTCAAATGCAGGTACAGCGCCTCCTCGATTACCACTCGCCCTCTCCGCTCTTACCAATAAACCAACGATCCAATGAACTAATCAACCTGCTCCTCGCACATCAAATGCAGCTCCCTCTGGTTCTCGAACGGGTGCACCACCCCGATGATCGCAAACACCCTGTCCCGGTAGCTCACCCTCATCTCCGGCTTCACCCCGTCCAGGTACCGCACCCTGAACCGCGTGCTCACCTGCGCCACGAGCTGCCTCCCCTCGATGAACTCCTGCCCGCGCAGCGGCTCGACCGCCGCCCAGCGCGTCGCAAACGTCGTCCAGGTGATGATCTCCTCCCCAAAATCATTCCGCGTCACCGTCTTGTCCTGGATCGTAATCCGCTCTTTCAAATCGCCAGCTCTCATGAGTTCACCACTTCATTCACCGCCGTCAAAAACTTCGCCTTCATCGCCGCGATGATCGCATCCCGCTTGTTCGTCGCCGGCGGTCTCAAAAATGGCGCCGCCGCCATCCCTGTGTGCCTCACCCTCATCGCAAACACCGCATCCGCTCCAACCTCGAACCTGACCGCCTTGCGCACGCTCGGCGTGATCTCGTGCGCCGTCGCCCCCGTTTCAAAGAAAATATAATACCAGTGCTCCTTATCCGGGCCGATCTGCACGTCCGCCGCCGTCAGCGTCGTGCGCGTCGTCATCTGCGCCACGTGCGGCCCCGGCGCAAGGCGGTTGCTCTCCTCCTGCCACACATCCGCCCCTGCCCGCGTCGCCTCGTCCACGATCTGACCCGCCTTCTGCGCCAGCAGCGCCAGCTTCCGCTGCAGCTCCTGCTCTCCCTCGACCTTAACCGTAATCTTCATCGCCAAATCCGTCTATCCCACCCTGCTCTCCCTCGCCTCCAGCCACCCCTCCGCCACCGCCTGGCACGTCCCCGTCCCCGTCCACTCGTACCGCCATATGCCCGCCTCGTCAATCGCCAGATCGTAATAGTAGATGCCCACCGCGCTCTTCGTCACCTGCGCCAGCGCATACGTGTACGTCGCCGTGTTCCCGCTCGGATCCTTCACCTTCAGCGTGATCGTCGTCGGGTCCGTGTTCGTCGAGCTCACCGTGAACGTCCCCGTCAGCCGCACCACGTCGCCTATATCATAAGTCGCTGCCATCTCATCCCTCGCCGTCCGTCACTGCCACGCTGTGCAGCAGCGTCTCGCTCGCCGCCGCCGCCTGCACCAGCACATCGCTGCCCGCCGCGTCGTGCACCAGCCCGTCGCTCGCCGCCGCCTGCCCACCTATCA